GATGATTATTCGCGTCCGTCGTGGGTTGGAGGCGAACCGTACATCGTATACACCTCAAGTCGGCGAGCCAACATTCACTACTGATACCAAAGAGCTCTATATCGGAGACGGGGTAACTCCAGGCGGTATCTTGGTCGATATGAGTGGTGCTGGCATAGTCCAGACTATCGTTGCTGGCACCAATATCACTGTTGATGCTACCGACCCCCTAAACCCTATCGTGTCGGCAGCAGGCGGCGGCGGTGGTGGCAGTGGAGACATGGAAGCCTCTACTTACGACCCGACAACCGTTGCTGGCGATGCCTTTGATATGGATAACATGGTCGAGGGTACTGACACCAAAATACTCACAGGTGCAGAACGTACGACTATAGGAAATCAATCTGGTACAAACACGGGCGACCAGACGCTACCCACAGCGTTAACCGACCTAGACACCACCGTTACAGGCACACAACTCAACACCCTACAATCTAATACCAGCGGCACGAATACAGGCGACCAAGACATAGCCGACTTCGAAACTACTACTGAACTAAACGCACGAGACACCGCCAACCGAGACAGAACTAATCATACTGGTACACAGACAGCCTCAACTATCTCTGACTTCGATACCGAAGTGTCCAACAACGCCGACGTTACCACTAATACCACCAAGGTCTCATATACTGACGCAGCCAAGGTTGCTGGTATTGAAACAGCCGCGACTGCCAACCCAGATGCGGTAGACGGTTCGGTTAGCTCTACAGACAACGCCATAGCTCGTTATGACGGTACAACTGGCAAGTTGGTACAAGATAGTGGAGTGACTATTGATGACAGCGATAATGTTGGTAGCGACGGCATAATCGAGTCCTCAACCATTATGGGCGCACCACTTGGCTCATTCGATGAGATTGTCGAGTATTTCCTTGATGCCGGTGTTAATATCGAGGGGGTTGTACACAAAGACGGCTTGATTGATGGACGTGACGTAGCAGCGGACGGTATTCAAGTGGATAGTGCAGTCCAGCCAGGCGACTTATCAACGGTAGCCACAACTGGTGCCTATGGCGACCTCTCGGGCAGTCCAACTGTACCGACAACAGTAGACGACTTGAACCCCTCACAAACAGGCAATTCGGGCAAGTTCTTAAAGACAGACGGCACCAATGCAGCCTGGGAGTCAATACCTGGTGGTGGCGATATGCTGATTGCTACTTATGACCCGACGGCTATAGGCGCAGACGCTTTTGCTAGAGCCAACCACACAGGAACTCAAACCGCCTCGACAGTAAGCGACTTTGACACAGAAGTATCTAACAACACCGATGTAACCGCCAACACCGCTAAAGTGAGCTACACAGACTCCGCTAAGGTCGCAGGAATAGAAGCTGGGGCAGATGTAACTGACACCACCAACGTAACCAGTGCTGGTGCTCATATGTCTGGCGGTACAGATGTACCTATTACAGACGGTGGTACAGGCTCGTCTACGGCTAGTGGGGCGAGGACTAACCTCGGTGTAACTGACGCTAACTACAAGAACACCAACACCACTAAGGCTAATGTCGGACTCGGTAACGTAGACAACACCTCTAACGCAACAGAACGTGCGGCATCTGCAACGCTCACTAACAAAACAATAAGTAGCTCAACAAATACATTCCCTAAGTTTGTAGAAATTGGCTCATTCACTTGTCCGGCTAGCACAGGGGATAGGGCGGTTACTGGCGTAGGATTCGTGCCTCGTGTTATTGAGTTCCATGTAGGGGTACCTTCAAATACCACTAGGCTTGGTTTTAACGAGGGGGCTATGAACAGTAGCACTCAATGGGTTAATTCTACTTCTGGTAGTAGCGGTACCGTATCTAGGAATAGAGACACCACGCACTGTCTTGGCTGGACAAACATAGACGGTAGTTGGTACATACAAGCCTCTTATGTAAGTTTAGACTCTGATGGCTTCACCGTTAATTTCAATGCTGTGAATACACTCGGCACTATTTTTTGGAAAGCGTTTCGATAATGTCAGTGATGAGCACAAAGGATAAACTCAAGACTGTTAGTAGCAGCAACATAGGTAAATAAATGTTCGGCGGTAATTACTTTGGGCAAGCAAATAGGCAACGATGAAAACTCGCACCGACGAATACTGGGCTAAACGCGCTCAAGAGCAGCTGACGCTAGTCGAGAAACAGGCCGAGCCATACCTCAAGTCAATTGATAAGATATACCTTGATGCTCAGCGCAGCAATCTCGAGGAAGTCAAAAAGCTCTACACCAACTACTATAAGAAGCAGGGCTGGGATACCGCTAAGCTGAACGCCATCGCACCCAAAGGCGACATCCGACGCTTCCAACAGGCAGTAGCCAGAGCTGGGCTAGAGACAGTCCTGCCGACAGGTTACGGCTTTAGACTGACGCGCTACGAGTTGATCGAGGCTAATATCTGGCTTCAATCCAAAGCCACCGTTGCCCAGCAGCTGCCATTCCAGACCGCCGCCCACCGCCAGACAATCGAAACTGGCTATCGCTACGCTTTATACAACCTGTCCAAGGGCACTGGTGTCGCCCCGGCGTTCAGCGACCTGCCGACCCAAACTATCGATGCCATGCTTGACTCTACGTTCTACGGCAAGAATTACTCACAGCGCGTCTACTCTAGTACCGACAAACTAGCTGGCGAGTTGCGCGGTATACTAACTACAGCCACCACTACCGGCCAGAGCCAGACCAAGACCGCTAAGCTAGTCAGAGAACGCTACGGTGTCCGACGCTTCGAGGCTGCTCGGCTGGTGCAAACCGAGACCAACCACTTCAACACGATGGCAAGCATGGAGAGCTTTAGGGAGGTCGGAATAGATGAGTGGATATTTATCGCCACCCTAGACGGCAGGACCGGAGATTTGTGTGGGTCTTTGGATGGAAATCTATACCCTGTCGGTAGTGGCCCAATGCCACCAATACACCCTAACTGTCGCTGCACCGAGGCAGCCTTTTTAGGCGAGGAGTACGAACCCGACGAACGGATAATGCGCGACCCAGCGACCGGCAATAACCGCTACATCAGCAACCTCTCATTCAACCAGTGGCAGGGGCTTTACGACATATGATATAATGTAGGTAGTAAAGCGCGGTCTCCGAGTCGGAGTCAGCAATTCGATTGTCATACGACCTCTCAGGGGTCGTTTTTTATCATATTAACGTGACGACGGTAAAACGGAAGGAGTCGTAATGGCTGACGAAAAAGGCAATGACGACAAGAACAAGAAAGAGGACACTCAGAAAAAGACTGAGGATAAAAAAACTGAAGAGGCTCACACCTTTACCCAAGAGGAGCTAGACGAAAAGATTGGCGAACGCCTAAAACGTGAACGCGAGAAATCTGAAGAAGAGTTTGACAAAAGACTCGAAAAGAAACTCGCCGACGAAAGACGCAAAGCCAAACTGTCAGCCGAGGAGAAGGAAGCCGAGAGGCGCAAAGAAGAGCAGGCCGAGATGGCCGAAAGCAAGCGCAATATCGCACTGAGGGAGAATAGAGTTGACGCTCGAGAACTCCTGCAAGAGCGGAACATTTCAGCCGACCTAGTAGACTTCGTGGTCGATGTCGATGCGGATAAAACCAAAGAGAACATCACTAGCCTCGAAAAAGCCTACAACAAAGCGGTTGAAGCAGGTGTAGCCGACAAGCTCAAGGGCGAGACACCAAAAGATAAATCGAACAATAACGACCTGGATACGACCGATTACGGAGATACGACGGTTCTATAAAAAGTAAAGGAACACAATGGCACGAACAGATGCATTAGATATGCTTAATAGCGCCGATGGCGCAGCCAAGCTGAAAGAAGCTTATGGATCGCTCATCCAGAACATTCAAAAACGAGCACTGTCAACACAACTTAAAGGACGCAACTTCGTTGGTGACGCAACGGCTGGTTCAGTAGAATACCAACGACTTGAGAACACAGCGTCTCAGGCTTACGGTACAGCCCGCGCAGCAGGAAACGGACAAGCAGTTGTCGCTGACCCTGTAGTAGTCAACCTGGACACTGATAAAGAAATCATCAGCGAAATAGAAAACAAGGACGCTAGACTAGGCACAGTAGCCAATCTAGTATCTGTAAAAACAGCTCAGAACGAAGGTTCGATTACACGCGAACTTGATAACGCGTTCTTCTCCGCTGTAGAGGCAGTCGCAGGCGCAGAGGTAACTCTGACCGCAACCGAAGACGACCTTGAAGGCTCATTTGAAGAGTTTGTACAAGGCATGGAAACTCTCAGCAATGACTTCGTAAACGGAGTTGACCGAGAACTTATGTCAGTAACACTTAAGCCAGCAGTTTATGGTGCGTTGCGAACTAAGTTCGACACCATCATCGGACAAGGTGGCGAAGAGTTTGTTGCTTACCACGGCGTAAAAGTCTTTAGCAACACTCGTCAGACCAAAGACATGATCCTGGTAGTTGAAGGTTCAGTGGCTCAGCCTGCTGTCATCAACAAGTACCAGCCGAACCGCATCGACCTAAGTGATGCAGCCGCAATCTGTCTATTCTTCTACTACGGCACTAAAGTTGTCGCAGAAGACCTAGTCGCCTGGGCAGACCTAACA